GAGGTTCAAAGGCTTATATTCCTCCAGCAAATGAGGAATAAGCGGGTAACAGAGATTCTCGATCTACTGTCTAAGCAGGTCAACCCGCCGACAGCCTTGATGGGCTTCTCCGGCATTCTGGATGAGAAGAACTTTGCCCTTAATCGTGCCGGTGGGCTTATGTCTACCGATATGCCGAATGCCAAGGTAGAGAAACTTGCCCCGACAATCCCTCCTGATCTGTACTCGACGGTGCGAGAGATTGACCAGATGTTTGAGGAAGCCTCCGGCATTGGCAACGTCTTGCAAGGCAAGGGTGAAACGGGGGTTCGTTCAGCCGGTCACGCCAGCCAGCTTGCCCGTCTAGGCTCCAGCCGCGCCAAGAAACGGGCGCTGATTGTGGAAGATTCGCTTGAAAAGGTTGCAACCCTGTATCTCAAACTGATGCAGGTCTATGACGCAACCCATTTCAAAGACACACAAAACCAGACGTTTATTGCAGATCAGTTCACCAGCAACTTCGTAGTGAAAGTGGACGCTCACTCCAATAGTCCGATATTTACCGAAGATTTGCGGCAACTGGCTTTTAATCTGTTCAAAGCCGGGGCTATCGACAAAGAATCTTTGCTTGACTTGCTTGAACCTCCCATGAAGCAGCAACTCAAGGAGCGCCTCAAGAAAATGGAAGAAAAAGAAGCCGCGCAACAGGCTCAACAAGCGCAAATGCAGCAATCCAAGCCCCAGGGCAAACCTGACCTAAAATCTGTAGGTGCAGAATGAAAATCATAGAGCCGAAAGCCGATCAGCCGAGAGTCATGCAAAAAGACTTGACAAAAGATCAGCCTAATTTGCAATATCGCGTACAAGCTGCTAAAAACTACGGTGATAGAACGCAAGTGCGTACTAACACACGGATGCAACGGGGATCGTAAAAAGGAGCATGAAAATGTACAAGCAAATGAAGCGCGGTCGCAAAACTCGTCGGTAAGAATCCCCTGAAAAGGATCGGTTTGGCTGCATACCGTCTTATGTGGCCCCCTGTCACAAGGAGAGCAACATGGCCCGCAAAGCTCGCAAAGCCCGCGCCTCTAAGCGCAAGAAGTAATGCCGAATCCTCCCAAGGGGGAGGGAGTTCTAAATAATATCCCCCACCATTTGACAAATTAGTGAGTAATCACTAATACTAAGTAATGAGGAATATATGAGCGTACCGTCAGACAAGTTGATGGCGATGATCCGAGGTGGTCAACGCGGAGGCGCAAATGCTCCCGCTGCTGAACCAGAACCGGACGCTGATGCTGTCGGTATTTCTGATCCAGCAACGTCTCCAATGGCAGCGCCCATGTCCACCCCCGAACCTAAGATGGGTTCGCGTGAAGGTGCGATGATTAACCTCTCGATGGCGATGGACCTGATAGAGCAAGCCCTTCCTGCTCTCGGCTCCGAATCTCCTGAAGGTCAAAAAGCTCTGAATGTTCTTCGCCAAATGTCAGGCATCCTTGGCCCTAGAAAAGAAAAAGTAAAAGATTTGCAGGGCGCGGAAATAATGCAAATGCTTCAATCCTTGCCTCAAGCCGGTGGCGCTACCCCCGAAGGCAAGGCTATGGCGGCTGCTCCGGCTATCCCCGGAATGGCTCCAGGCGGTATGCCTCCGGGTATGCCTCCGGGTGGCGCACCTCAACCCCCAATGTAACTAGGAGATAGCAATGGATCTGTTCAAACCGCGTGGTGCTTCTGCTCCCCGTCGCCCGACTGACAACAATCAAGACAACGGGCAAATCCACAATACGCCCCGTTTCGCTCCGTTTGGCGGCCTGAATTCTGCTAACAAAGTCAGCAAGAATTCGATGACGCTTGAAAAGCAGATGAAAGTTCGTAAAGTAATCTAAGTACACAGGGGATAAGCATGAGTCTTGAAGATCTGAGTATGGAAGCAAGGGATGAGTTGGCTCTATTGGCTCGTCAATTAGCTGAGAATCCGGCTACCCGTAAAGACTTTCTTCGACTTACGAAGAAGCACAAGCCGGAAATGACCATTCCTGAACTGGATATTGAAGATCATACGACAGCAGCAGTCAATCGATCCGAAGATCGAGTACGGGCGCTTGAAGCTAAACTGCAAGAGCGTGATGCCGTAGAAGAACTGCGTAAGCGTCGAAACTCCCTGATGAAAAAAGGGCTGATTGATAACGAAGAAGATATTTATCAGGTGGAAAAGGTCATGCTTGAAAAAGGCATTACTAACCATGAGTCTGCTGCGGAATACTGGCAATGGATGAAACAATCTGCTGCACCTACTCCCTCAAGTTATAACCCCGGAGTTATCAACAAATTTGATTTGAAACCGTACTGGAAGAATCCGGTAGCGGGTGCAAGGGATGAGGCAGTAAAGGCACTTAATGAGTTGAGAAAGAATCCTCGGCCCATTGGGATTTAGTAGTTTCAGGGGATATTTTAATTCGGAGATAAACCATGCCTATTGGCGGCGGTATTCTTCCGGCTTCCGGCAGTACGCAGTACACCGAGCTTACTTACGTTACTCGGCGTGCCTTTATTCCGAAGCTGGTAGTCCAGTTGTACAACAGCACTCCTCTGATGGCGGCTCTGATTGCAAACAGTCAGCAAGCCTCTGGCGGTGTGTCCTCTGTCACGGTCCCAGTCCAAGGCGCTCAGTTTGTCAACGCGCAATGGTCTGACTACTCTGGTTCTTTCACTCAGCCCTCGGTTCAGCAAGGCGCGTACAACGCCGAGTTCAACCTGAAACTGATGATTGCGCCGGTTCCGTTCCTCGGAATGGAAGGTGCGGTGCAGCAAGACCATGCGGTTATCCCGCTGATTGAAGCGCGGATGAACGATGCGACCAACGTAATGATGGACGCAATGGCAACTGCGCTGTACAACAACACGACTAATACGCAGCAGTTTATTGGTCTGCCAGCGGCAGTATCCAGTAGCAATCCGGCTGCGGGTAACTACGGAAACATTGACCGTAGTACCTACACTTGGTGGCAGTCCAAACAGTACGCTGCCGGTTCAGTCAACCCGACTCGTCAGAACGTCCTTCAGTACATTAGCGGTACGGTCAAGAACGGTGCAGAAGTTCCGTCCTTTGGCGTGTGCGGCTTCGGTACGTGGACGCTCCTTGCTCAAGACTACGTTGGTCAAGAGCAGTATGTAATCACTCCCGGTTCCGGCTTTGATGCGGATGGTAACGGCCCTCAAGCCGCGTTCCGCGCTCTGATGGTTGCCGGGGTTCCGATTTACCCCGATCCCTACTGCCCGGAAGGGAAACTCTACCTGCTGAACACGAACTACATAAGCCTGTATATTCACGATCAAGGCTCGTTTGTGTTCACCGGATTTGAGTCTACTCTCCCGAACTGGCAGATTGGTTACGTTGGCGCGGTCTTGATGATTGCCGAACTGGTGAACACTAAGCCCAAGTCAATGACCCAGGTGACCGGCTATAACTCGCTGACAATCTAAGGAGAATAGTCATGGCACTCGGTCTTAACAAAATCACCATTGCTGGCGCAGTAACTAATACTGCGGGTGCGTACTTTCAAACCAGTTCACTTACGGCAACCACAGCTGGGAATGTTATTCCTGCCGGTACTTACATTATGATGCCGACTGCGAACGTGACTGTAACGGTTAATACCGGAACGGCTACCTCACAACTCATGGCTAATAATACGGGTGGTGTCGTTATCTCTGACGGTGTGAACGTGTATGCAAATGCAAGCACAAACACTACCGTTACCCTGATAACCGTGAATGGCGGTTTGTCGGTTTCTGGCACGTACAACACGTAAGGTAAAGCCATGTCCAGTACAAATGCCGTAGGTATGGATAACCAAGATAGTTTCGGAAACTATCGGCTAACTGTTGTTCGGGGGCAAACTCTGGCGGCAACCGGGAATTCCGTAATTACCTTGCCTATCCTTGACGGCGGTATTGGCGGCGGCGCGTATATTATTCGCCGCATTACCGTAGCTAATCCCGCAAATATCGCGGGTGGTTCAGTAATGAACGTGGCTTTGGCAAACATAACGGTGCTAACCAGTAGTGACGGTAATACGTCAAATGCTATTACTACCGCTATAGGCCAGACGCTTGGAAACATTACCGGCGCAAATAAATGGCTGGACTTGGCATTGGTTGCTGGTGCTTCCTCAACGGCTTACACGGCTGATGCCTTGTTTGTCAAAGTAGGTACTGCCGTAGCTAATGCCTCAGTCAATATCAGCGTATTTGGCGATGTGGTGTCCTTCTAATGTCTGAAATCGTTTATGTGACTAATAATTGGGAAAAGCCCATTTCTTGCGAATATGGGTGTAATGAGTATGTTTTCCCGATAGGGCAAACGGTCAAACTAAGTTTTGCTGCTGCTCATCACATATTCGGTTACGGAGAGAAAGACAAAGTACCGTATATGGCTAGCCTCGGTATTATTCAAACGACAAATGACATTCCAGAAGGATTGAAAATTCTGTCTAAATTTGATATGTACCAAGAGGAGCCAGAAAAGAACGACTCTTTATCCCCGGTCGTGGAGCAAGTACCCCTTCCCCCTAAAAGGGGTGGGGGAAAGTTTCTTCCGATGCAACAATGATGGGATATAGATGTCAACAACTCTTGGAAACTACATAACGGAATGTAGACGTTTGCTGCATGATGCCAATGCAAACTTCTATACTGATTCCGAACTGACGGATTACATCAACAGCGGTAGAAACCGCCTTGTACGTGATACCGGCTGTCTGCGTAGTTATCAAACTACTGCTACTGTAGCTTCCCAAGAAGTCTATACGTTCAGCACGTTGCCTCAAGGGGCAATGACAATGGACGTTCTAAACATCAATTTGATTTGGGGCAATACGCGAGTTCCTCTTCGCTATTTGCCTTGGACTCAGTTCAACGCAGAACTTAGGTTCTGGCAGAATTATAGTGGTCGCCCTATTGCGTTCTCGATGTACGGACCGACTTCGTATTACCTTGGGCCGAATCCAGATCAAGTGTATTCAATGGAACTGGATACAGTCATTATGCCTACCGATTTAGTAAGCACATCAGACGTAGACCAGATTCCCGATCCCTGGACAACGCCGGTTGCCTTTTACGCTTGCTACAAAGCCAAGTACAAAGAGCAATCTTACGGTGAGGCTGAGATATTCAAACAAGAATATCAACGTCAGGCTCAATCCGTACTAGCAACGACTTATACGAGAAGGATGCCTAACCCTTATAGCACTCCTTACTGACATGGCAGCTTCCGAACAAAAGAAGTCATATCAAGTAATCAAGGAGTTCAAGGGGGTCAATACCAAGGCCAACCGGACTGCTATAGATCAGGCCGAGTTTTCATGGCTTGAAAACGCGCAGCCTATTGGTTACGCAAATATCAAAATCATTAACGCTCGATCTGCTGTAACTGACTCTGGTAATGCGGCGGTGGTATTTTCAAACAACGTCAATTACCTTACATCCATCAATATCAACAACCTTGATTACGTTCTGGCGTTCAAGGATGACGGTAGCGCCCAATACTTTGAACTAATCAACGGGACATTAGGCAATGTAGCCTCTGCCGGTACATTTTCATCGTCCGGTGTGCAAGTAGGGCAATGGAAAGACGAACGAGCATTGATTCTTGATCCTGCCAAGGGCTATTACACTTGGGACGGGACAAATGTTGTTTTCGTAGGTTCTGTAGGAATAATCGCTATTACAAATGCGGGTAGCGCATATACAACCGCACCTACAGTTACCATAAGCGCCCCCAACCATTCCAATGGCGTACAGGCTCTTGCTGAAGCGTCTATTACAGCCAATGCCGTTACCTCAATTACGCTTACTGAGGCCGGTACGGGCTATAACGCGGCTCCTACCATTACCTTTGCAGG